CCATTGCGTTCTTGCTGATCAATGATAGCACGTACCTTATACTCAAGATGTTTAGATTTAGAAGAAAAACTTTTACCCTCATCTTCTAAAACTTTATACAATCGTGAGGTAATATTAACATCTTGTTTACAATACTCTAACATCTCTGGAGAGTAGTACTCAAAACTATCTACATCTCCTTTAGGCATTCTTAGTTTATCGCCCCATGCTTTAAGCGAATGTCCTTCAGAACGAATAGGATTATAAAGTTGGGACATGATCAGAGTATCTTCTATCTGATTGAGTTGTATATTCATGCCTAGTAATTTGTTTAACCAATACCCATCAAAGTTAATACCATTGTGCATGATCAGCTTATCATATTTAGTTGACCAAGATACAAAGTCTTTGCACTTATCTTCTTCCCAGGTAAAGGTTTCTTGTGTGTCTATATCTTTAGCTACTATACAGTGTAACTTAGTAGCATCTAAACCATTTGTTTCGATATCTACCACACACTTCGACATTAGAAAGGCACCTCCTCATCTGTTGTAGTTTCTGCATCAAAAGGATTATCTATCTGACTCATCCTTCCTGTCTCTTTATCATAGTAAAGATATGAAGCAATGCCAACATCACCTGTGTATCTGTTCTTCAAGATACGAAGGACAGTGGTGTTAGCCTCTACCTCATCAGTTGCTTGCTGGTTTCTTTCCAAGCCAATACAACTGTCACTAAGATGTGCAATACTAGCACTTCCTCTAAGGTGTGACAAGGTAATTTCTTTACCATTCTCATGTCCAGTATCACCTGATGGTCTACGCAAGTGAGATACCAAGAGCAATCCACATCCTGTTTCTTCCACAAGACTACGAAGCTTGGTCATTAGAATATCAATTGACTTACGTTCATCACCAAATTGTTCTTGACCTGATACCAAGATAGACAAGTGATCAAGAATAATCCAACGACACTCAAGAGCCTTCGCCATGAACCTGACTCGATTAAGTATCTCATCGTTACCTATCGAACCAAAGTGATCAAAGGCAAAGAACCTGCCTGTACCTAGTGTATCTTTCTGAAACTTGAGTAGGTCTTTCTTATCAAACTGATCTCGTACTTCCTTGATGTATAGCCTAGCATTAGCCTCCACTGCCATGATGTTAAAGGCTGTAGACCTGATGCTTTCTTCCATAGCCAAGACACCAATGTTATCCTTGGTGCTTTTCAAGAGATGATGCATCAACTCTCTGATGATACTAGACTTACCCATGCCAGCACCACTGGTAAAGGTTACAAGCTCTCCTGTCCTCATGCCATAGGTCTTATCGTTCAGACCAGACCAAGGATACAGGCACGTTTCAAAGTGTGCTTCATCATACAAAGAATCTTGTAAAGAATCCAGATTGATAATACCTGCTGGTGTAAATGGTTTAGCATTCCACCATTCTTCTGTAAACTTCTGACGCTTATTCATCTTGAGATATTCATTTGCATCTTTGTATTCAAGATGAATGATGCGACACTTATTAGGCTCAAAGAGTTGAGCTACTTTCTCTGCTGCTTCCTTTCCAGGTTTATCAGAGTCGAAGCAGAGAACAACATTCTCAAAGCTGTTGAGATATTCAAAGGCACTCTTGCAATCACGTAGAGCAGCTTGCGCCCCTGACTTGATAGATACTGTGGGCCACTTCGATCCAAGCAATTCATAAGCAGACATAGCATCTAGCTCACCTTCACACACAGTTACATACTTTCCTCTGGGTGTGAAGATATCTTGACCAAACAACCCTGCATTCTGAATGTTACCTTCAGACCAATACTTTTTACCTTCTACTTGCTTGACCTTATTACCTACATATTCTCCCTTTGAATCGTAGTACTGATAGATGTGATGAGTGATATTGTTACCATTAGTTTTTACAAACGTATTAAATTTCTTACACGTAGCCTTACTAATCTTACGATCATCAATTCCCTTTAGTTCTCCTACTGTGAAACCTTCTTTCTTATTCTGCATAGGTACAACCACTTGATCAGTTCCTTCTTTAAAGTGTGTATCACAAGAAAAGCAATGAGAGTATCCTTCTGAGTGGCTAACATTAGCATCGCTAGACCCACACTCTGGACACTCTCCTCGTTCTAACCATTTACCAGACATATTTAATTCCTAATAATAGACTTACCAAAATAATTTGTAAGTACTGTTCTAGTATGAGACTTTTGAGGTGCAGTAACATATGGATATATCCACACAACTTTACCATCTTCTTTAACACAAAGAACTCCTCCTTTCTTTTCATTAAATTTAAAATAAGCATCATAGTTTAATGCTTGTAATAAAATAACTTTATTTATTATATCTTCAATCAAAGTCTTGCAAAGCCTGTTCATATAAGGTTTCAGCGAACTCAATCTTGTCGCTCATGATTTCTTTTGTTTCTTGTCTGGCTAATTTCTTAGCTTCTTTACTATCATATCCTTCTTGTTTGTATTGTCTCGTCAGAGATCGAAAGACTTGGCGCTCTTCCTTATCCCATAGATTTTTAGTCATCTTCTTGATCCTCATTGTCATTGTTAGGTAAGTTAGGAAAGTAATCTTTAACAAACTGAATTATCTCTGCTTGTTTGTGTGGATCATATCCATTCTCAGCCATGAATGAGAACAAAATATAGACACAATCTTGCCACTCTTCTTCAGAAACTTCACAGTAGATTACCTGATCTCTTTCCTCTATCGTTGCCTTGATAGAAACAAAGTCAAACACCTTGCAAAAACTATCTTCAGTCATTTCAAATCTAACTCTGTTTGATTTTTATTTTGTTCTTCTTTGTCTTCACTCCAGCGATTATCAGTAAGATGTTTTATTCTTTGATGAGATTTCTGCAATTGTTCTTGTAACTCTCTTACATTTCTTTGTAATATATTATTTTCTCTTAATAGATCATCTGTATAACCCATGTTAGGTACTCCAGTATATAGTAAGTCTTTAATTCTACCCATAATAACCTCTCTTTCAACGAATAGTATCATAGATTTTTAAGTTAGTCAACATAGAAAATGTGTTTTCCTATTTGTTGTAGCCTTTCCATCTCGTTAGCCCAGAAAGGAGACACATAACTGGCATGATAATGCGTAGCTCCCAAGGTAGAAAGTAGAGTAACACCATCTAAGGCTAGAGAAGATACATGATAAGCTGTATTTAAGGCTTCCTTCTCAACAGAGGACCATTCTTTTTTACCATCGCAGTAGTAACTGAACGCACATTTATTTCTTACTATGGTTCCCTTCCAATACTTACCAGCATGTACAACTTTACATATTGTATTAGGAAACTTTGAAAGATTAGCACGTTCAATTATTACATTGGCTACTGCCAACTGTCCTGTAAAAGATTCAGATCGAGCTTCATGATAGACTGCCTCTACTAAACATTTTAATTCTTTATCCTCTTCAGCATAAGCTATAGAAGAAAAGAAAATCATACCTAATATTATAATGAATCTTATGCACGCCATGCTCCTATCTCCAATCCAATTCTTTCTCGTTGTAAAGATTGTAAGTCATTGATTATGTTGTTTAAATCAAAAACACTTTTCTTTTTCATGTCTTCAATAAATTTTCTCTTTCCTTTTACATCACAGTTTTCATTCACTATACTTAATGTATTAGATACATCTTGTAAGGAGTGTATTAAATTCGTAAGGTTCATTAAGAATCTCCTTAGTGTAGTCGCCACACATGGATATCATTTTCTTCCTGGTCTTCAGGATCAAGATTCCATAGTAACTCTAGTAACTCACATGCATCTTCCCTTGAAGAGAATACTTCTAGTTTATTTCCTCTTGCGTTGGGAAGAGCATGTAAGTTTTCCAGTGTAGGTTCACCTTCAATCTGTACTATGATAAACATCTTTAGACCTACACTTTCTTTTACTGTCTTCTTTCTTTTTATCAGGTACTACTTGATGCTTCCTCCTTTGTTCCCAGTAAGGATCACGAAAACTAATACGCTCTACCTTCCTGCGCCTATTAGTTAAATACTTTAAGGGAATCGAGGTACTGATTGTATTCATGTTCCCACTCCTCTAGTTCACTGTTTAATATTCTATTACAATCTCTTACCGATACGTCTGTAATAGATGTTGCGTCACTATGTCGCAGGATAATACTATCCAAAGATTCTCCACATACAGTATCCTGCGATAAGTTTATCTGTATGTGATCATGAAACTTAAACATATTACTCTCCTATGGTTTATATATTATATCATACTTACTAAAGAAGTGCAATCATCTACCTTGAAAAACAGATAGATGATTCTTGAACATCTTGATCTTCATAATCAGTAATGAAAGAAATCATGATAGAGCTTACAACTTCTCTATATTCTACTTGAGAATACTTGTTGATGTCAATTTCTTTAACAAGGTCAATCATTCTAAGTGTATCTGATAAAGGTACTTCTGATTTCCACATATAATTACTCCTTTGTTTCTGAATCAATAACACGTAGACAATACAAAGCATTAGTTCTCATGGCACTTTTCAAGGTACAATATACTTCCCCCTTCTCTATCTGTTTAGTAGAATGAATTTTAATAGCGTCTTCAAAATAAGTCCAACGACCAAATCTAATATGTTTACCTATTAAAGTTCTAATTTCATCATTACGATAGCTACCATATCCTGGACCAATAGGTTCTATTGGTGGTAGTTCTACATCTTCTTCATAATCATGATCATTATAAGTTAC